CTACCCACGTATTGGCGGGTATTACAAGGTTGGCTCCCATACGTGGACTTGGAAGTCAGGAGCCACACTTAAACTCAGGCACATAGATACGATCTTTGACGTAACTGCCTATCAGGGACATTCCTATTCATGGATTGGATGGGATGAACTGCCCCTGTGGGAAGATCTGGAAGCCTATCACCGCCTCAAAGCGACCCTGCGCGGTAAAGCCAAGAACAAACGCATCAGATCCACCGGCAACCCCGGTGGCCCCGGTCATTTAGCGGTCAAAGAGTATTTCCACATAGGCGACCATCCCCAGGGCGGGGTTCCCTACCAAGACCCCGACACTGACATGGTCCGCATGTTCCTGCGCGGCAGGCTTACAGACAACCAAGAGCTTCTAAAGGTTGACCCAGGCTACGTAAATCGCCTCAAAGGCACTGGAGATCCCGAATTAGTGTCCGCTTGGCTCGATGGGGACTGGGATGCGGTGGTAGGAAGTTATTTCTCAATGCTGCGTAAGGCAGAAGTGGTAGTAGAGCCCTTTGAGATCCCCCAGGGATGGGCTCCTTTTCTCTGTATGGACTACGGAGAGCATAATCCCACCGTCGCCCTGCTGCTGGCAGTGAACTATGACGACGATGTCTATGTGATCGATGAATATTACCGAGGTGGAGAGGTTGGAGGTGCCGATCATGCCCGTGGAATCAAGGACATGGTCGATCATTGCCCCTTTATAATAGGTAAAAGGCCTTCACTTGCCCTTGCACCACATGATATGTGGACCAAAAGACGCCCAGGCGAAGCCTCACAGGCGCTTTCGCCGTCTGATTCGTTCGCCAAAGAGGGTATTTACCTCACCAGGGCCAATATGGAGCGCATCAACGGCTGGAGGAACCTAAAAGACCTCTTATATAGTAAAAGGATCAAATTCTTCAAAGGCCGCACCGATAAAGTGCTCGGATCTCTCTCCTCCGTGGTTAGAGATCAGACCAATCCAGAAGATGTGATGAAAGGCGGCGACGATCACCCCGCCGATGCCCTCCGATACGGTATCAATCACGTATATCGACCCAGAATCAAGAAACCAGAGCCCGTTTCTGCGCCGTATCTCGGTTCTTCCATCATTGCCTCTCTAAAAGAGGAAAAATCCCGCTATGGATAACTGGGAAGCGGATGTCACTACCGTTGTGGCGTTTTTAGGCATCGCCAGCCTCAATGGACCCCATTCATTAGGCAAAGATCAGGTCGAGCAACTCAAATCGGCCCTATCCAGGCTGTGTGAAGCCGTAGGCGTTGATGTAGTTGAGAAAAACATCATCCTTCCGGGGGAAAATTGAAAGAAGAAGAAGTAACGTACTGGCGCGAGGAGATGAAAATCCTCGACAAGCTCTACGATAATAAGATGAAGGAGTGGCAGACCACCGCAGACCTCTATGACCTGAAGTTTGACAGGAAAATCCGCGATTTAGAGGTCGAAGAGCTCATCAAGGTGCCCAGATTCTACCGCATCGTACGTCAGCTTATCGCCACCGTCGCCTTCAACTACCCCACCCTGATCATATCCATCGAAGACGACGACAGTGGTGATATGTCAGAGTTGCTCGAAAGAGCCTCCGAATCACTGCTCGATCAGATGGCTGCTAAGCCTCATGTCCATCAAGCCATCTTCGACTCCCTTATCTGCGGTCTGGGCTGGCTAAGGAACGACTACAATCCATCAGGCGACGAGATGATCCCACCCTACGTCGCCAACGACTCCATGGAAGAAGATCTCCCGGCCGTCTCCAGGGTGCCGCCGGGCTTTGTCCAAGTAGATCCCACCACCCCACCTCACATGTTTGGCCATGCCAGATACATAAGAGAACGGATGTGGGTGCTGCATGAGTTTTTCATGGAAGAAAAAGGCCTGAAAAACAAAAAGGACATCAAGCCCTCTTCATCCGACAAAAGCGAACGCATCGGATTTGGCGAGCCAATGATAGAGAGTTCCGATGACCCCAACGGAGATGCCACCAAAAACTCTATCCGTAATGGCAAGTTCGTCCTCATCGACCGCATCCACGACAGGTTGGGCAAAAAGCTGAACACCTTCGTTGATGGCGTGCTGGTCAAAGAGGAAGATCACCCCTTCAGGAAGCTGGTCTTCCCTCAAGTAGTAGACCAGCTAAACAACCCCGTCTTTGAGGAGGACGGAGAGACGCCATTGCTGGACTTGGATAACCCTCAAGAGGGCACCGGATGGCTGGTCGAAAACGGGTTCCAGTTCATACCGGTCAAGTTCGACATGCACCCGTCCTCCTTTATCCCAAAGGCACATCTCAAATACGTCGAAGATCTCCAGTACGGCATCGTTGAATCGATGTCCCGTCAGGCCTCCATGCTCAAGCGGACATCAAGACAGGGTGTCGTTAGCCGCTCCGAGTCCATGGCTAACCCTGAGTTAAAGGAAAGCCTCAAAAAAGGCGTCGATGGGGAATGGCATGATGTAGAAGATGTAAACAGCATCCGCGAGTTGAACTACGGCAGCGTACCGTCAGACCAATACGCCTTTGAAGACCGCTGCAAGATGTACGAAGAGGAAATGACGAGGGTCACTGAGATTGCACAGGACGGACCCGTGCGCTCAGCGACTGAATCAGCCCAAATCGGGGCCGCAGTTCAGGTTAACAGGGAATGGATGGAGATCGCTGTTTCTGATGTGTATGAGGCGGTAGTGCGAAACAGCTTTCAAATGATGGGCGATCCTCGCTACGAAAGCAAAAACTTCAAGATCAACGTAGCCCCTGACGGGCAGCAGCGTTTCACGCGGATCTTAAGGTCATCGGATTTCTTGTGGACCTATCGTATTCGCGTTAAAGCAGGCTCCATGCAACCCCTCTTCGCACAGATGCAACAGGAGAAAGCACTACAGTTCTACGACAGGGCGATTCAGTCTCCAAACTTTGACAGAATGGAACTCGACAAGTTCATGGCATCGGTCTTTAATCCCGGCAGCATAGAGAAGCTAATGGTATCCGATAACAATCCTGAAGCGGAACGAGCAGCTCAGTTTGAGAACGAGATGATCATCAGCCAGTTCCGTGACCCTGGGGTTATCGAGGGCCAAGACCACCAAGCCCACAATAAGATCCATTCAGGATACCAGAATCACCCAACCTACCAACAGCTTCAGCAGCAGGCCCAACAGATAGACTTCCAGGGCCAGCAAGTCAACGCCGCTGCACAGCAGCAGATCGATTACATCGACGGCATGATGAATACCCATATGCAGCAGCACGCTCAGCAAGAACAGCAGGAACAAGCTGCACAAGTAGGACCGCAAAGGGCGGTACAAACGAACGCCGGGGATGTCATTTCCCAGGTACGAAGCAATGCACAGAAAATCTTTGATGTCGTAACAGCACAGGAGGCATAATGGCTAAGAAAAAAGAAGTGGCTAAAGCAGCACCAGCTAAAGAAAGCACCTCTGACAAGATTGAGCGCATTTTGGCGGGGGCAAAGGAAACCACCATGGCAGATGTGACTCACTACATCTTGTCCGCTGGGCAGATGGCAGAGTTGAGAGAGATCTAGGTGCTTAGGCTTTGGGATTACGGCTGCTCTTGCGGCAAAGAATATCGCGGGTATCCGGTAACAGATGACAAGACTCCTAAAACCATTAGGTGCAGCTGCGGCAAAAGAGCTGGATGGATTATGGGCAAGACCAACAGCATCCATCCCACCCATTCTGGGATGAAGTACGGAGAGTTCGACCCTCAGTTTGGATGCGTAGTCGAAAGCTACGGACACAAGAAGAAGCTGTTGAAGGAGTTGGGATTAGCGGACGTAGGAGGGCCAGAGACAAGAGACGAGATCGAGAGTTACGGGGAGCGCCTTCCTCAACATGAACAAGATCCCAATCTCATCCGCGCTGATAGCATGGAGGAAATCTTAAATCGAACACCAAAAGACCAAGTAGACTGGAAGCATACAGGAAGACCTGATCGTCCGATGCAGGACATGTGGGTCAAATTCGAAGGAGATTAATGATGAGTGAAGTAGCCGATCTATCGACAACCGAAGAACAAGCAACAGAAGCACCCGTAGAGCAGTTGGGAGATGGACTGCGCTCGGACACGCCTCTGGGGGCACTCGACGAACCGACAGAATCGGACGATGGGGCACAGGAAACTCCTGCGCCAAAAAACAACGATACCCTTGATGCTGACGAGCAGCATAACGGGTACCTACGCCAATCGGATTACACCAAAAAGATGGAGGGGATTGCACGCGAGCGTGAAGCCCTCCAAGCAGAACGAGCCGCTTGGGAGCAACAGGCAGCGTACGCACAGGCGCAACAACCCGCAGAGGGACTGCCCTCGGATGCTCCTTCATCTCAGTATGTGCAATTGGCAGCACAGGCTTTACAGCAGCCGGATCTCAGCCCAGAAGACCGGGCAGGGCTTAGCACGATTTATGCCATGGCTTATGAGATGGAAAGAACACAGGCAGAACTGGGAAGGCTACAGGAACTGGAAGCACAGTTTCAGCAGACCCAACAATCTGTCTGGCAACTTTCTGATGCTCAGCTACAAACGCAGACCAAAGCCATTCAGACACAGATCGATGAGGCCAATGAGATTTTTGGCGACGAATCCGTCCAGTTATCCTCCGATTTTATCAAGCGTAATTTCGGGAACACGAACCCAGTAACCGGCGGCGAGTTTACCATAGCCGAATTAGTGGGTTTGGCAACTAACAAGACGGTAGAGGAGGCA